GCTCCGATTGCCGCACCCATTGCGGCAACCCCTGCGCCGATCGCTTTTCCCACTTTGCCTACGGTTTCGCCGACGCTCTCCCAATCAATCTTTGACTTTTTCAGTTTTTCGGAAGTGTCGTCGATTTCCTTTTGAATTTTTACCATATCGGCTTTTGTGTTGTTCAAAGCCGTTTGCATTTTCTGATATGCGGGATTTGTAGGTTCGATCCCGCCGTCGCGCATTTTCTTCAAGGCATCTTCTGCGGCTTTCGCCTTTTTTGCCTGTTCTTCAAGCGATTTTTTTAGAATATCCTGTTTCCGTGTCAGCGCGTCGATGCTTTCCGCATTGTCGCCGAATTCAGCCGTCGCCAGCTTCATTTCCGAACCGATTTCGCGAAGGGAAGTGTTGATACCCTTACAGGCGGAACGGTATTCTTTTTCGCCTTCAAGAATAATTTGCGATTTGATTTGTTCTTCCTTCGCCATTTACAACCCTCCTAATATGTCGTCAATATCGGCTTCCGGCTCTTCCGGCTTGAAGCGATCCGGATTGAATTGTTTGTGTATCCTAAAAAGCGTTAAAATTTTATACGGTGTCATTCGCCATACTTCGGCTTCGCTCCACCGAAGAAGCGTAACGCCGATATAAAGAAGGCGGGCAAGGTCAATTACTCCTTGCCCGCCGCCGCGTTTTTTCCGTTTTCGTTGTCCTCTCTGTCGTCCTCTTCCTCTTCATCGTCGCGGGCGGGCGGTTCTGCCGTCCCGTTGTTTCCCATCGAAAACGCTTTGAAGATAGATGATTTTACTTCAAGGAAATTGCCCGTATGAATGAGCTTGCCCACCTGTTTTTCGGTAAGCTCTTCTTCTCCGTCCTCTGCGCCCTCGTTCAAAAGCAGGGTAAGAAGCCAGCGAAGGTTTTTAATGCTGTCCTTTCCGGAAAGCGCCGTATCAAGGCGATCAAAGCCGCCGAATTTGTCTTGCATTTCGTCAATCACGTTCAAACTGAAAAGAAGATGTCTTTCCTTGTCAAGCGTGATCGGGAAGCGTCCGTCTTTAATTGCACTCATAAAACAATAAGCGGGAAGCCGTTTCCGGCTCCCCGCTGTACCCCCTTTCTTGTTATGCCGCCGCGTTGTTCGGCTCTCTTACCGTAGTAAACCACGCCGCCGCTACGCTCTCCGTAGGCAAAGCGACGTGTTCCGCCTTCCACAACCCGTCCGAACGTTTGATAAACTGTCCGACGATCTCCGGCGTAGTAAATTCGATACTGTCGCCCTTTGTCGTGTAGTTTTCGGACGGGATCGCAAACTTCACCTTGTAAAGCCAAATGTACTTGTATGTTCCGCCCGCCTTCTTTGCGCGGAAGCCGATTGCAAAATAAGGCGGTTCGTCGGTGTCCGCTCCGTAAACCACTTTGTCGTCGTCCTGCTTCTGCCCAAGAAGGGCGGCAAGATCAACCGGAAGAAGGTCATTGACGTTCAGCGTCAATTCTCCGGATACAAATTCCTTCACTACTTCGTCGGCTCCGTCGTCAGCGTAAAGGATCGCTTCTGCAACCTCCACGGAAAGCTCCGCCGAAATTGCCTTCGCCATCTTTACAGGCGCGCCGTATTCCTCCGCGCCGTCCTCGCCAATCGTAATAGGTGCGCGGTAAAGGTCGCGCAAACCGATTGTTGCCATATTCTTATACCTCCATATACTTAAATTCCACGGGAATATGATAATAACCCGTGCTTTCCTCGAACACTTCCGGATCAAACGTGATCCCGTAGAACCCCGCTTCCTTCAATGCCCGCTTTGCGCTCCGCATAAGGGCGATATAATCTACGCGGGAATAAATATCCGCCCTGTACGTGAATTCCTCCGCGCCGCTTTCATCGTCTGAAAAGTGTTTGTCCTGCAATACGACAATCTGATACGTGATAAACGTTTTTGCCTTTCCGTCGTATTTCAGCCGTTCTACGGGACAACCCAGCTTTTCAAGTGTTGTTTTCACAAGTGTATCAACGTTCATTTTGCTTCGCCTCCCATACGCGGCGCATTTCTGCGTTTACAGCGTCAGCCGCCTTTGTGTTCGCCGCTGTGAACCACGGTCGCGCTGGCATATTCTTTCGCCCGTATTGCAGGACAAAGCCTTTTGTCGCGTTGCGTACCCCGTGCCGATCCTTGCCGTCCGGATATACTTCAACTATCTTCGCGTCGTCCCGCTCCTTGATTTTGGATACGATAACCGACGCGGCAAGATCACCCGTGCTTCTGCGGCTCCGAAACATTTTCCGGATTTCCGCTTTTTGCGCTTCCTGCATTACCGCGCCGCCAGCTTTAAGCATTTCCGGTACGGCTTCTTCTGCAATCTGCGCTTGTTGAAGCATTCGTTCTTCCAGATCGTCAAGTCCTACAACGTTAAACTTCGCCATTTCCGCCGCCTCCTTCCTCTGCGCTGTTCTCCGCTTCTGCGGCGCTCTGCGCTTCGGGGAAGCTGGAAAGTGTCAATTCTATAAGCTCTCCGTCGTTGTGAATGTACGTCCGAAGAATGCGATAGCGTTTCCCGCTCGAAACGGGATATTCTGCGATTGTTTCGCCGTTATATTCCATTGCGTAAACGTCAAACTTAATTTCGGCGACGTGTCCAGCCATCTCCGCTTTGTAGAATTCTGAATACCCTACGGATTTTTTATCAGCGAAAACCGTTGTCGCCGTTTCCGGCTTCGTTATAGGGAAGCCGTGTTCGTTTGTCCGCTCCGAAGTTTCTGCAAGCGCAATCAGCGTTATTTGATCTCTCCATCCCATTAGCCGCCACCGCCTTCCGTGTAGTCGTCGGACAGCGACAAGGCACATTTCAAGTAATCGTATGCTTTTCTGTGCCTTTCTCCTTCGCCGCCGAAGTTATCTTCGGATTTTGCGTATAGAATAATTGCGCGGTCTAAAAGGGGATCGCCCAGCGTTTCGCTGGACGATCCCGCATTTTCCGGAACGTTGATACCGACAAGCCGAAGATCAGCGATACCGGAAGCGATATAATCTTCGATTTCGTCGTTAAATACGGCGGCTGTTTTCCGCAAAGCCAGCTTTACCTTGTCAAGCATCATCGTTCAGCCCTCCATTACTCCGCCGCTTTCGCCAGCTTCACAAAGGCTTCACCGATCGCGGGCGTGCAATCGAAGATCGCAATACCGCTGTATTTGTAGCTGTTCGTGTCGATGTCGTAGGCGTTCTTCACGTTAATGTTTTCCGCAAGGTTCGCGCATACCTTCTTGAAGTCGCCCAAGAAGGCTTCGTGTTCCTTTACGTAGTCGGACAGAAGAACCGGATAGCCGTAAACAAAGTAGTTGTTGCCCTGCACGGTTACAATATGGTTCTTGCTGTTGTCCTGCAACGGCATAAAATCGGCGAACAAGGTTTTCTTGCTCATAGCGAATTTTGCGTTACGGTCGTATCCGGCGTTCAGAAGCCCGATCAGCGTCTGGACGTTTGCGGCGGTAAGGGAACCAGCTTTTGTTACGGTAACGCTGTTTTCCGCTCCCCAAGTGTTTGCCTTGTCAATGCCCTTCGGCTGGGAAGAACCCGTGCCGTTAATGAAGAAATCTTCAACCTTGCGGGCGATCGCCTCTGCAAGCATATCAACGATCCAGCTTTCAAAAGCCGCAATGCTCATTGTCATAACGGTATCGGAAATCTGAACCAGCTTGATAATCTCGTATCCGGTCAGCGTTACGGTGGTAAGGGTATCAGCCGCCGCCGTGATAGCCGCGTTTTCCTTATGGATTGCCGCGTCGTTGTTCGTACCCTCAACGGCGAACTTCACCGCGCCTTTGACGTGCAGAAGGGTAACTTCATTCAGCATCGGCGCAAGTTTCTTTACCTTGCTGATAATCTCGTTCGCGGTCTGTGTCGGCACAACCTCCGCGCCCGTGCCGCTGGCGTTCGCGTATGCGCGCTTCTCTGCATCGGTAAGGGGAAGGCGGCGAAGGTTTTTCAGCCACGCGGAACGATATTCGGGCGTGCCGAAAGGATCGTCCGGATCGGCGTTATCCTGCTTCTGCTCGAAGGTACGGGAAACAATGCCCGCGCCCTTTGCGATATTGTCCAGAATGCCGTTGCGCTTCTCTGCGGCGGCGATCAGTCCGGCGCGCTCTTCGGTAAGCTCCTTCGTTTCCTTCTCCAGCGCGTCGATTTCCTCGGCTTTCATAGCGTCGCCGCGCTCTTCGATCTCTTTCTTGATAGCCGCAAGGCGCGCTTCGATTTCTTTAATTCTCATTGTGTTAAACCTCCATCATAAGTTTGATTTTTAGAATTTGCTTCCGGCGCTCCAGCCGCTCCTGCTGTTCTCTTTCGATCACTCCGTCGAAATAGGAACGCGCCGAAATATCGGTATCGGCGTTCGCCGGATAAGATACCGCCGAAACGTCGTAAACCTTCTTGATCTTCAAGATCGTTCTTGTGTGCGTGTCCTTGTTATATGCGTCCTCCGATACGGTGAACGCCCACGACATTTTGCAAATAAGCCCCGCGTCGATGCTTGCATAAAGGCGCTTCGCCTCTTCCGTAAGGCTCAAATTTGCGGCAATAAATAAGCCGCTGTCCTGCGGTTCCAAAAGCAGGGAAGGCGGCTTGTTTTTTGCCATCTTGTTTCGGGCGAATACCATTCCGGAATGGTCGAACTGCATAATCACGTCGGACAGGTCAGCGCCCACAAGGGCGTTCCGGTCGATCACTTCGCAATATTTGATCCCGCCGTATTCGTACATAACATACGGCTTATCAAACGTTGTCGCGAAGCCCTCAACGTAAAAATCCGTGTCAAACCTCTTGTTCTCCGTCCCCTGCGGGATCATCAACGGCTGGAACATTTGACGGTATTCCCGCCCCTTCACTACTGGCATTCGATGTAACCTCCTTTCCTAACTCTGATACTTCCGCGTATTCTTTGCGAATATAATACTTGTCCCCACCCTCGACGTGCGACATATTCCAAATATCCATAACGCCGTTTCGGTTGAGCAAGCCACGGTCAAATAATTGTGTGCTGATATTCAGCTTCGTATTGTTGCTTGCGTATTGAAGCCTGTTCGCTGTAAAGGTAATCGCATTCCCGAAGGATAATTCCCGCTGTGTATAGGTCATATTTGACATAACCAGCGAAAGCTGGATCGCGAAAGGCTCGATCTTGCCTTCGTAGTAAGCGTTCCATTCATCTTCGGTATAGCTGTTCTGAATGATTTTAGCGTTCGTTCCGAAATAGTTAAATACATTTTCGTTGATTTGCGCCATCTGCGCGGCGTTCACGGTGAACGGCTTGCTTTCGATCGGCTTTACGTCCGCGAATTTGCTATCGTAGATCACCATTCCGGATTGATTATCCGCCGAAAGGTTATCCGCCGTGAAGCGCTTGCGCTCTTTCGTAATATCTTCCGGCTTTAACATATTCGCAACCTTCGCCAAGAACCGGACGGAAGCCGAATTTTTAACGCCGTTGATAATGCCTTGATTTTGTGTATGGATCAACTGCATTGTAGGACGAAGCGCGGCGTTGTTTTCCCCGAAGAAGTCGTCCTTGTACTGAAATTGCGTCAGCACTCCGACGCGCTCGAATTCGATTGCCGCTTTCTGCCCGTTCGCGAATGTGTATCGCAAGAAGGGCGCGCCCCTGTATTCGACAACCTCGCAACGCTGGGGAAGTAGGGGATAATAGCCCGCTATTCCTCCGTATTCATCTTCGATCGGAACAATGAACGCCGTATTATTCACCGAAAGGATTGTCGCAATCCGGTAAATAAATTTTGACGTGTCCATAAACGGATTAGGTCGGAACTGCAAAACCCTTTCAAGGTTCTTGTATGCCGTTCCGCTGATCTCCGGTTTCAATTTTGAACAGAAATTCGCGAACGAATGAATAGCCGCCCGCGTAAGCTCCATTTCGTAAAGGCTTTCCGGCGCGTTCGTGAAAACGGGTGAATACCCGTTAAGCATCTTGAAATATCCTTCCGCTTGAATATCCGAACGCGGCTTTCGGAAAATTGTTTCAAAAATTCCCATAGTTTTTATCACCCCGCATTTTTCAGCATTTCGCCGATCTCGTTATAATACTTCTGCCGTACCGTCATAGCGTCGATCACGGAAACGAAGCCGTCAATACGCGCCCGCTGTTCAATCTTCACCGGACGGAATTTCCGTGTTTCCATATTGTGTTTTAGCGCAACGTTTAGGAAATGCGCCTTCAACAAGTTATTATCCGCGATCTTGAAATTTCCGTCTTTGATTATGCCTTCAAATTCCCGAATAACGGGCGCAAGGTTTTCACCCTGCCATACGTCGTCTGTCTGAAATCCCGCTGTTTTCAAGTCGTCAATCAGATATTGCGCGCTATAACGGTCATAGCCGATTTTTAGAATATATATGCCGTACTGATCCCGAAGGGTAGAAAACCATTCGTAAACGTCCCTGTAATCAACGTGATTTTCTCCGGATAGCTTCACGATCCCTTGCTTGACGAATATATCATACGGTACGCCGTCCACCGCCTGTGCGGTTTCCAGCCTGTTCGCTGGCATAAAGAATTGTGCGAAGGCATAAAGAACGCCGCCGCGCTCGATAATCACGCTTGCGGCGGTAAGGTCTGTCGTCTGCGATAGGTCGATACCGCCCACCGCGTAGCTGTCTTTGAAATCCTCCAGCTTTATTTTTTCACCCGCTCGATCGACAACGACATAATCAAGCCAAGCGACGGAAGAATTCTGCTTGATATTGCAGTATTTGCAAAGGAATTCCGCCCGCTTTGAAAGGCTCATTTCCGCGACGGCGATTTCCTCTTTGAAGAACTCCGGCGAAACGGAAACGCCCATATTCGGATTTGCTTTTTTAAGCTCTTCAAGGTCGTTCCATTTCTCCACGTCGTCAATCATATAAAGCAGGGGAAGAAGGCGGCGTTCCTTGCTTCCGCCTTTTAGAAACGCCGTAGATCGTGCCATCAATTCGTCAAAGATACCGTCGTTTTCATATCCCGCCGTACTGATAGACAGGATCAGCGGCTGGCGGCGTGCGCCCAGCGCGGATTTCATTACTTCGTATTGCTTCAAGCCGCCGTCGCCGCGCCAGCTTGCAACCTCATCATTTACAACCAAATGCGGGTTGAAGCCGTCCGATTTCTTCGCGTTGAATGCCAGCGGCTTTATTGCCGTGTTGCTTTCCTCGATGTAAATATCCGAACGGCGCTTCTTCGCAAGCTCCGAAAGCTCCGGTTCTTTTTTAATCATCTGGAAGAAATTATCGTAAACGATGTTCGCTTGTTCCAGCTTCGGCGCAAGGCAATAAATCTTTGCCCCGTATTCGCCGTCAAGATATGCCATATACGCGATCACGGCGGACGCGAAAAGCGTTTTTCCGTTCTTCCGCCCGATCACGATAAACACTTCGCGGAATATCCGCACGTTATCTTCGTCAACTATCCCGAAGATCAGCGATACCGCCGCTTTTTGCCATAGCTCCAATTTCAGAAGGTCGGTTCGTCCCTCGCAATGGTGGCAGAAGTTTTCGATAAAGCGAATTGCCTTGTTTGCCTTCTTCGCGTTAAAAAGAAAAAGTCCGTCTTGAAGCCCGCTAACGATATATTCATAAATCAGCCGCACCCATTTTCCGACGACAATTTTTCCCGTCGTTATGCCGTCGTAATACTCGTAAATGTAATTTGAAAACGGCATTTTTATTCGTCCCGCAAGGCTTGCAGACGGCTTTCCTTTTTCTTTTCGGGCGGCACAAGCTCGCAAAGCTGTTTAATTATGGCGGCGTGATTTTTCGTCATAGCAATGTGCGTTTTTACTGCGTCGCTCTGCTTTGTCCCGCTCTGATTTGCGCCGTTTTGGTATTCGACGGTGTATCCCTCTTCGTTTATGATTTCTTGCAACTCTTCAAGGGATACCGCCATAAATGCGGCGTTGCGGATAAGGCTTTCGACGGTCTGCAACTTGTTTTTATCCAAATCGCGGAAAACCCGCTTTAATCGGTTTATCTCTCTCTTGATCTTTTGATCTTTCGTTAATTCCTTTTTTGTCGCCATAAATATCACCCCTTTTCGGCGGATACCTACACCCCTTTTTCGCGTACACCCGTTATGCGCGCGCCTGCGGAGTAAAATTAACCTCCCGCCCTCGGTGTTCCACCCTCCCTAAATCCTCGGCGAATAGGGGGGAGTACCACGTTTCCGTTTTCGTCAAACGCATATCGCTTTTTTCGCTTTGATCTGTGATGTTCTTTGTTATGGCAATCTTGACAAAGCGCTTCGAGATTATCCCACGAAAGCGCAATGTACGGATCGTTTACGTTCTGCTTCGTCAAGTATGTTTTGTGATGTGCAATCTTTGCGGCGACGGGATCGTCCGGTGTAGAACAGCGTTCGCACAAGTATTTCTTTGATTGCAAGAAGGCATCACGGCAAGATCGCCAAGCGTCGCTGTTGTAGAACTGTTCTGCCCACGGCTTCATACTCGCACCTTCCTTTCCCGCGCATAATAAAAGCGCCCTTTCGGATTGTTCCGAAAAGGCGCTATTTGTGCGCTTGCGTCTTGCGTAAGAATTCATCGTAAACAGTATAGCATATAAATATACCCCGTTCCACCCCTCGATATTGTCGCGATATTGTCATTTATTCGCCCGCCTTGCGCCTGTACGTTGCCGCACTCACCGCCGCCGCGATCCCGAATACGCATACCGCCATATCATTTACTATCTTGTTCCGCCATCTGCAAGCGGTCTTTACGCCTTTCAGAACGCCCACTTCTTCAAGGTCAAAGGCTAATTCCTCCCACGTGTAGGGCTTGCCGCTCTCGCGCGGCTTGCCTTCGTAATCCTCGCCGAAGTAGTACATACGAACCACCGTGAATTCCTTGCGGTCGCGGTATAGGTTTATAGCCCTCTCCAGCCTCTCGAAGCCGTACTTCGTTTCCCGATATTGCCGCCTTTTTTCCTCCTGCATTTCCGCAACAATATCCGCTTCGGTTTTTTGCTCGTAATATCCTGTGCTTTTGCTTCCCGCCGCGAAGGTCTTTCGCCCTGCGTGATACTCCACTTCGCAATAGGCTTCTTCGTCGGCGACAAGCGCCGCCAGCTTCTTGTAGTTATACAAAAGCGTTTCCATAGCCTTGAAGTAATTTACATATGCGCCCACCGTGTCCTTGTACGCTTCATAAGCACCCGCGCGGGCGGCTTCGTTGATTGCTTCGCGCAACTCTTCGGAAATGCCCGTTTTTTTCTTTGCCATTTTCAGCCCTCCGTTTTCTGCCGTAGATAGTCGATAATCACGCTTGCGGCTTCCTGCCAGCCCTTGCAGATTGCCGCCGCGTATCCCTGTTTCAAAAGCCCGTCGATCCAGCGCACCTGTTCTTCGCTGATCCTCCCGCCGCGCTGTCGTTTAAGCTCAATGTATAGCCCGTGATTTGCCCCGCGTGCAACCGGAAGGCAAAGATCGGGAACGCCGGATTTCACGCCCTGCGCCCGAAGGCGCGCCGCTTCGATCTTGTTTCGGCTCCCGCCGTTCGGAACGTGATATAAAAGCGCCAATTCCGGAAAGCGCCCCGATTGAAGCGTCGCCCACTCGAAAAGCGCGATTTGTTCTTCCGCCTCCGTAGGAACGGGAAGGGTAAGCGTGCTATTTTTCCGCATTTTGCTTCGCCTCCCATTCCTCGAAGAAGAAAAACGGCTTTTCCTGCACGAATGCTTCGTCAAACTCGCGTTGCGCGCCTTTGCTCTCTTTCCAATCCGGAAGGAAGCAGACTTCGGCGCATTCGTCCAGCATTGCGCCCGCCATTCGCATATAGGCTTCCCACGTGAAGCCCTCCGAAGGCAATAACGCCGGATTGACGACAATAAAGCCGCCTTCCTCCAGCTTCTTCTGCGCTTCATAGAATTTTGAGCGGTAGAACGGATCGCCCGTAATCTTCCCCGCAAGGTAAACCGTCTTTTTCTGCATTGTTTTTCCTCCCTTCGTCAAAACAGCGTTGTTTGCGTTGCCTTTTCCTGTTCCTCCAGCAGATCAAACAGGCGGATTTGCGCTTTCTCTTCTTCAAGCCGCCTGTTCGCCGCCTCGAAATATTTTGCATTGATTTCAAAGCCCACATAATCAAGCCCGCCGATCCGCTGGCAAGCGACAAGGGAACTTGCGCTTCCGGCGTGCGTGTCTATAATCTTCATACCCTTTCGGGCAAACAGGGATAAAACCCATTCATACAGCTTCACGGGCTTTTGCGTAGGGTGGATCGTCCCTTCGATCTGCAATTCAACGCGGTTCAACGTGAAAATCCTTGTCGGCGTGTCAAAGCTGGTGTATGCAAGCTCGCAATCGGACATTGAAAGCCCGCGTTGCCCCTTGTCCCATATAAGCCAGCCTTTATGCGCCTGTTTCAGCATCGGAACAAAGTAATTCCCGCCCCATATGATTTGATTTTGTGATACCCGTTCAAGCTCTCTGAAATATTCTTCGGTCGGTGGCTTCTTGTCCCAGCCTTCCCGCGAATGCTCCTTCCTGTTGTGTTTTGGATTAGTGCAAACGCGCTTTCGCTGTCCGTCAATCCCGATCCCGTAAGGCGGATCGACAATCGCAAGATCGAAGAACCCGTCCGGAAATTCCTTCATTCCCTGCATACAATCCAAATTGTAAAGCCTGTTCAATTCAAGCAATGCCGATCGCCTCCTTTCTTTCTTCTCCCACCCCTCCGCCCCTCCCGCTGGGAGGGGAACAGGCTCAAAGGAATAAACCCAGCGCCCGATCCGTTATGCACATTTCCCCATCTTTCATTGTGGAAAAGTTGAAGCCGCCTTGATAGATTTTCTTTCCCCGTCGCCGCCCTGCTCCTATCACTCACGGATCACCCCGTAAAGGTCAAGCGGCTTCGCCGTGCTTCGCAACCTTGACGGGCTGAACCGTTCGTGATCTCTGATAAACAGGCGACGGGGAATAAACGAAAATCTATCTTCAATGCTCCTTCTGTGATCGAAGCTGTGCTTCGTCGCCAAACGTTACACATTTACAAGGCTTTATAAACGCTGATCCGAAATCAGCTTTTGCCGTCCTTTGCCGCTCGTTTGCGTTTCCGCTTCGGCGGCTCTAACACATACTTAAAATAAAGGTATCCATACTTTGTGCTTTTCGTTTCTACTAATATATAGCCCTTCGGCGGGCGCGGCGGCTTGCTCTCTGTGTAAATCCTTTTCGCAACGGTCGGCGTTTCCCGTTCCGGCTTCCGCGCGTTGCGCGTCTGCTTCCAACGGTGTCCGCCCTGCTCCGGTGTCCAATGGTCGAAAAGGTAATTCGCAAGCCCCGTGTAATCCTGTCCGTGATCTACGCCGTCGTAATAATTGTGTTCGCGTAGATGGTCGATCCGGACGATACTTCCGTAAATCCATTGTTTCTTGATCGCTTCTTCCGGTACGCCGTCCGAAAGCATATGCGCGTGAATTCTGTTCGTGTTCTTGCCGCGTCCTAAATAAATAAAGATCACGGCATCGGGGAAAGCGTATTTCAGCCGCCGCACGAATAGATCGCGTATCCGCTTTGCTTCCTTGAAGGTATGTACTTCGTTTTCGTCGTCCAGCGTCAGCGTGCTATATAATGAACGCGGGGAAAAGTTTTCATTTACCAGCCGCGCGTGTTTTCTTCTTGATATTCCGATCCGGTGTTGTTCCCGTTCTTCCTCTGTCTTAAATCGCGGGCGCGGTTCGGCTTTCTTTATATCGGTAAGCCTGTCCGATATGTTGAAAACTTCCTGTTCGCATACAGCGCCCGAAAATATCCTTCTTTTTACTCTCTGCATACGTCAAGCCGCCTTCCTTTGACAAGAAGCCGCCTTCGTGCTATAATAACAAATGTATTGAATAGCCTTAAACGGCGCACCCCTCAACGGGGAATAACCGTCCTGTACGCCCATACAGGACGGTTCTTTTTTTGTCTATCCGTTGTTAAGCCCTTCGCCCTGCAAGAAATCTTCGCATTTTGTTTCCTCGCAAGGCTTGAAGCGCATTCCGTCCGCGCAACCGATGCACGGGAAAGGGCGTATCCCGTCCGGCGCGTATCCTTCGCGGATTTTCTCGCATTCCTCCAGCCGCGCGCATTGATCGCACCAGCACTTCCTGCAATCCCCGATTTCGGTTTTTACCGGATCGCGCTTTAACGGCTCTTCTGTTTCGTGTACCTCTTTAATATCGTTTGCCGCTTCCATCACGTCGTAAGCGTCCACGCCTTCCTTAAAGCCCCGAAGGAAGGCGGCGAACATAAACCCGATTGCCGCGCCAGCTTCTTCAAGCGTTGCCGCGTCTATCTTGATTTCGTCCATTTCCGTTACCTCTCTTCCTGTCGATCCTGCAAGTGCGGATAATTGCCACGATTACGCAATATACAATCAGCACCGCCACCGCAATACAGGCGATCCCGCAAAGCAGGAAGAAGGCGTTTTGCATAAATTCAAACATTGTCATATTGCTTTACCTTCCTTCCCCGAAAACCTCTTCTGGCTGAACGTCCCACGCCGCCGCAATATGCTTCATCATATCCACCGCTTCGGCGCGTTTCTTCATATCCCCGTCAAGGTAAGATTTCAAGATTTCAGATTTCAGAACACAAAGCGGGCGAACGCCCCAGTCCCCGTAGTAAGCGCCGTTGCCGTGCAGCGTGCCATCGGAATAGACGTAGCGGACGTAAGAATTTTTCGGGCTGTCCGGTGTAGCCGTCCACCACCAAGCGTCCGGAAGCTCCGGAATGTTGCCGCGAAGAAGCCTGTATTCGTCGCACGTGATAAGCCCGACGCGGACGCGATCGCCGCCGTAGTCCTTCAAACCGTCGTCGGCTGTCAAGTCTATATTGAAATGCTCGAACATTTCTTCCGGCGCGCCCGCTCCGATCAACTTTTGCAGGAATTCGCCGTTCAAGAACGCGCGAATATCAGACGCGGCGAAATCGTTTCGGTTCTGCGCGTCAAAAGCGCCGTTTCCGATACACTCCGAAGCAATGCACTTCACCCAGCTTTCGGCGGTCTGAATGATTGTGAATGCGATCCCGCCGATCGTGATTTCCTGTTTCGGCGCGAAGCCGTGTTTGTTCTCTGTCATATTGAAAAGCCCCTTTCTTATATATAATAGGTATATCCGCACCCGCTCGCGGGCGTTTAACACTTCTTGCCGCCGTGTCGATACGGGCGGCTTTTGTTGTATTCGTGCTTCTGCGAAATTGCCGCGTCAATGTCAATTCCCGCATATCCGCAATAATCAAGAACGCGGATAATCACGTCGGCAAGCTCGATCGGTATTCCTTCCGGCTTCCCGTTGTTTCCGGTGTAAACCTCCGTAGGCAAGCGCCCGTTGCGGTATTCCTCCAGCGCTTCGGATACCTCCGAATGAATGAGCGCCAGCACTTCGGGAAAGCCGCGTTCTTCGTCCCACCAGCCGTGATCGACGGCGTTTTCGTGAATTTGCCTTGCAACCTCGTTAATTCCTGTCATTGTTTGCGCTCCTTTCTTCTCCGCTTTTGTTTTCGTCTGCGTCCTTCTGGCAATCGCACGTTTCCCCGTTGTCAAGGTGTGCGCCGCAATGGTCGCATATTTTGTACTTCATTTCTTCGTTACCTCCGTTCTTTGGAATAATCAGACGGCGCAATCCGTCCGCGCATAGCGTCAAGCCGTGTTCGTGAAGGTAGGCGCGGCGGCGTTCCGCCTCTGCCGCTTCCCATCCGCAAGTAGGACATTCGGAAGTGTTGCATTTCTGAACCTCTTTCGGATTGATACCTAAAAGGCAGATATATTTGCTTTTCTCACTCATTTTTCACCCGCTCCCCGTTATAGATAACTACCATAGAAGGGAAGGGCGCGGGATCGCTGGCGTTCCCGTCGTCGTCCGTGAAGCGAAGCCGCCCGCGAACAAAACGGATTTCCGCTTTCCCGTATATGTAATCGTGAAAATAGGTCGTATCGGTTCGAGCGGGAATAAGCAGTACAACGGCGTACCCCCCCCGCGTGCTTCTTCGTATGCCTTCTTTACCCACTTTCCGATCTCGCGTCCGTAAGGCGGATTGCAGAAAACCGCCCCGCCGCGATCCCAGCTTTGCGAAAGCCCGTCCGTTTCCGGCGTATAGTAAAGCGTGCATTTTGCCGTTTTGTCGGTCGCCGCCGCGTCAAGCACGAAGCCGAATTCTTCGTTCAGACGGTCGAAGAAGTCTTGCGGCGTACACCAATCCATTTTCTTTGAAGATAGAAGCGCACTATTCACCGCCGCCAGCCTCCTTTCCGGAAATCGGTTTTGTTTTCCCGTCTGCGAATGCTTTTAACGCCTTCGCCTTGCTGGTGTATGTTTCCGCCGTTTCAATCCCGCAGATCGGGCAGTACACGAAGTATTCTTTGTTTTCTTCGTCGGCGTATATAACCGCGTTTTCAACTTCTCCGCCGCAATGTGGGCATTTTGTCTTTTTTTCTGTGAACCCTCGCTTCTTTTCGGTTTTCGGCGTATCCTCTGTATGTTCGTCGGAAAAGAGGCGTACAACCGCCGCAACCTGTTCAAAGTCCAGATAAACGGGCTTGTTCTCCGTAATTCCTTCAATGTTGTATCCGGTCGCTTGTCCGAAGCCGTTTTGCTTGATCGTGAACTTGTCGCACTTGATAGCGAATTCCGAACCGCTCTTCAAGATAACGCGGATCGTCATTTTAGGCATTGTCCGCCACCTCGCTTTCGTCCCCGACGATCTCGCCCGTAGCAGGATCGACATTCAAGGAATATTGTTCCGGTTCAGCGGCACGCGCCAGCGCTTTCTCCCGCTCCCGAAGGTCAAGGGAAAGCGCGCATTGCTCCGTAAGCCTCTTCAAGTTATCGACAAACTGCTGGCTAATTACGTCATGCGGCATAATCACCGCTTGAAGCAGGAAGCCCGCTTTCGCTACGATGTAGGGCGTTCCGCCGGGCGTGATCCGCTCGTATAGCTCCAGCACGTCTAAAATATCGGATACGGGCGAAAGATAGCGGCTTTCGATGAACACAAGCCCGCGCCGCGTCTGCAACGGCTTCAAGGTCTTTCCAGAATAGGCGATCGAAATTGCTTCCCGCTCGACAGGCTTTTCGTTCGCGTCTGTGTCCTCGAAGCTGATTTCCGAAGGAATGCCCGCTACTTGAACGAACCAATCTTCCCGCTGTTTTTCCGGAACGTCGAAAATTGTCAAAAGGCTTTCTTTGTCCAGCGCCGGAAGCCCTGTTACCGGATAAGCCGCCGCGCCGTCGCCGATGTATTGAACAACGCCGCCGCCTTCGGTGTACCGCTCATAAATAACGGCGTATTTGTTCTTCTTGCAGATCGCCGCGATATTTTTAATCTTCATCTTCCGCCACCTCGCTTTCGTCTGCGTCGTCCCGCTCCGCAATCGGCGAAAGGTCAACGCGGGGAACGCGGATCGCCAGCGCGATTTGACAACCGCAACGCGGACAATCAATCGCATTGAAGCGGGTAGGCGGTTTCGTTAAACACTCCGTAAACCCGCGCGGCTCTTCCGCAATGTAGATTTCTTCTTTTGTCGGCGTTACGCGGTATCCGCATACGCCGCACGTCTTTTTCTTTGTAAACATATTGAATAGCCCTCCTTTTGTCTAATATCTGCCGTAAACCCGAACGACGGTGAAGGGCTTGTCCGCCTTCGTCGCCGTTACGATCGCCGAAGTCATAAAGGATACGCGCAAGAAATCCCGCGCCGCCCGTTTTGCAAGCCTCCACGTAATCATTCGCGCGTTAGGTTCCTGCATTGCGTCGCCGTCCAGCGGATACTCGCAAATAAGAACCGTGTTCCCGAACGGTCGCCGCGCTGGGCGTTCCTTCATAAATTCTTTGTTGCCCTCTTTGCACTTCACAATTTCAAGCGCCTTCGGAAACTGCCATCCGCAGTCCTGCTTCTTTTCTTTTTCCATTGTTCGCCGCCCCTTTCTTCAAAGCTGAACTAAATTCAAAACCGCAAGAAGCCGATCCGTAATCTGCTTCCGGCGCAACTGCTTCAATATCGTTTCTTCGTTTGCGTCGTAGTTTTCTGCAAGCGTTACGAAATACTTCAATTCCGGATTTGCCCTTTGCCGAATCCCAAGACAGAAAAGAAGGTGATCCGTTACTTCCGCTTTGATCGGATAAACGGCAATTTCTCCCGTGTTCTTGTCGATTTCTCTACAAACGCATATCATTTCGCCCATATCCGCGCCCCTCTCTAATCGTTATAGGGATTTTGCAAGCACCAATCCCACGTTTCAGCGTCTTTCCAGCCGATCGTGAAATGATTGTTCCGCCCGTCGCCTGTGAAATACAGGTATTCAGCCGGAAGGACGCGCCCGACGTTCGTTTCCCCGTCCCGCTCTGCGTGATAGCGGATCAGAACGTCAGCCGCCAGCGTCGCAAGCTCCGGAAGAACGGGATAATCTGTCGAATATCCGGCGAACTGATACGGCGCTTCTAATACCTCCAGCACGGTATCCGGAAAGCGGGGATCGTCAACGCGGTTCAGCACGCACCAAACGCACGCGGCTTTTTCCATATCCGAAGCAATCCCGCGCGCTTCTCCGTAAAGCATCTTTGCAAGCGCTTCAACCTCTGCCGCGTCCGGTATGTAGTCCGTTTCTTCCGTTTCCGGTGCAAGCGTCAAGATTGGGGAAGGGGATATAAGCGCCGTAGGTTCTCCCGAATACTGTTCCGTTTCCGGTGTCCCGCTCCACGGCATAAATGCGACAAGCGGGATCGCGACGATTACCATTGAAAGCGCCGCCGCGATCCGTCTTTGTTTCCTCTTCACAACGCCACCCCGCTATCCGCTTCAAGGGACAGCCACCATTCGGGATTGTTTCGGAAGCGTTCGTTCGGGCAAGCGTCGCAATTCTCCGCCACGCACCCGCTACAATATCGCTTTTGAAATTCCGTATCCCACGGCGCTTCTAATACCGGAAGGGAACGCAAGAACCGCCCAAGCCCTTGCGCGTCCGCCGTGAGTGCTTCAAAGTTTGTTTTCCCGCTCGACGTTGCCCGCCTTTCTGCGCTTGCCGCCATACCCAGCGCCGCCCGCTGTTTCAAGACGGCGTAATTCTCGAACCACATTTTGTAAAGCTCCGCTTCCGTTTTCCGGATCGCGTGTTCAAGAACCCGCACCGCCGCTTCGGACAAGTCCGCGATCGTTTCTTTGATCCGCTTATAGTCCGCATATATGGCGCAATATTGCTCATAGGTGTAAAGGTAAGATGTGCAATCGTTCTTCGGGCACTCCTTTTTCAAGGCTTCGCCGAAATCCGCCAGCGGCTTGAAAAGAATTAAAGTGTCTGTCATATTGAATAGCCCTCTT